TCTACAAGTTATATTTCTTCCTTTTGTTAAATTACAAGACATATTATTAATTTTTAAAGTTAAGGAAGTAGCCGAAACTACTTCCTTTTAATCAGTTATTATGCTTGGCTTACAATATCAGAACCTACTCCAACCTGAACTCCGCCACTAAACTTAGCCACGACACGCATATTGTCAGAACCATCAAGATTTGTCATATCCATCATCTTAATATTTGTGTTGTCTGATAATAAGTCAGTTCCAAAAAATAAATTAGAAGTTTCTGCTGCAACCATTACATTATCTGCCATACCTGGACAAGGTTGAATAGTTATACCTTCAAATACAGGGATGTAATCTCCTTGCATATTGTAAGCATTAACATATCCTAATGTAGATATAGCTGAAATATAGAATCTGTAAGTTTTCATATTCATATATATTCTTAAATCATCTCTACCATAAACATTAGCAGGAATATCTGCAACTAATGTCTGTAGGTTAGCTATAATGTTAGTAGCTGAATAAGCACCTGAAGCTGTTGAAGATACAACTGTACCATCTACTGCAAAAGCACCTGTAGTAGCAGTTTGGAATCCTTCAAATTGACCTGCTGAACCATCAGCACCTTGCCAAATAGAACCTTCTACTGCATCTGCAATAATTTCACCAAAGTAAGATAATACATACTGATCAAATGTAGGTGCAGTTCTATTGAAAGCACCTGCTCTCATTTCTTCTGCTTCCCATCCTGATAGTAAAGTTTTCTTACATAGGTCTACGTTAATTTGTAGATTTTTAGGAGTTAATACTTTTTCTGTTAAAGCTAAAGTACCTGCATCAGTAAAATCACAAGTTGCATCTGCTACTAAGCTAGAACCTGCCATTTTTCTAATGTTCTCTTTATATTTAATATTTTCTAAGACAGTTAAACCTTCTAAAGATTTAGCTTCTTTTAAAGCAGCCGAAATATATTGTCCGAATGCTTTTCCTGAATAGTTTGATGTTACGTTAAACGCCATTTTTTTATTTATTTAGTTATGTTATATAATATTCTTTCTCTTTTAGACATTTTAGCAATATCACTCTTTGAGAGTTCTTTACCTAATGCACTAAACTTATTAATATCTACAGGGTTTGCAGCAGGTTCGTTTGATAACTCTACTACTTGTGCAGATAGTTTTTCTTTTTCTGAAGATAATTCTTCATTTTCTGATTTAAGAGTTGCTAATTCAGATTTTAATGTTTCAATCTCAGTATTAACATTACTCATTAGATCAACTACTACGGACTTAACTTCATCCATAAAAGCAACCGAATCAAATTCTACTGTTTCTGTTTCTTTAATTTCTTCAGTAGTTTCTTCGTTCATTTCTTCCTTATCAGTTTCTTCTGTAGCTTCTTCTTCTACTACTTCTTCTTCAGTTTCGTAAAGTTCAGCAACTACACCTTCAACTTCAACAGAAAAACCTTGACCATCTTCGGTCTTGTATTCTCCAACAGGAAGTAACATAGTTGTTCCATCTTCTGTA